TTGGTGGTACGTCGATAGGTTCCACAAATACTCCTCATCATAATGCCTCTCGCGGTAGCCTAACCAAGCCTCCAGTCGTAGTACTTTCTTTATCAGCATGAGGTACTCATCCCCAGCATACTTCCCGTCAATCTTTCTCCAAAACTTATTTAGTCTCGGATCTTTGTAGGCTTTACTTATTGCACGGTCACTCCACTTACCATCGCCTACAGCCTGTGGCCCTTTTATAGCGACGAAACGGTTAGAGAATTTAGGTTCAGATATATTTAGTTTATAGGGCTGGGGTTCACCCCCAGTAAGTTGTTTATACCCTAAGCGTGCTTCTGCATCCGAGTGAAACTCTATATCAGATAACTCGTCGAGTTGGGTACCGGTGTACCCGCTATCTATGTGGTCAGCAAACCAATCTATAAAAGATTCGTCATACACCCTTGCGCCTCCTGTTATTGATAAACCCAGAACGTACGTTCGTTGATACGTCTGCCTACACCTTCAACGTCGATGGTAGGTGGGATATAGGAAGTCATCATCAGCAGGGCAACCTTCTCTTGCATCCACTGTGGCAACTCCTCCATCCCACTATACGATCCATCCACCATACTGTCAACACAATACATTCCAATACACTGCACTTCAATAGAGTTTTTCTTACTCTCATCTATTATGACGCGGTATGCTGGATCTTCTTGAGTCTCATTGGGTGACATAGAACACCTCGTCATGAACCCGCATCCCTACGCCATCGACGTACTCCTTCATATCAACCATCAGTAACATAGACAGCTTGCCTCGGATGTCATCTGGTAACGTGTCCTCGGTATAGCGCAGAAAAGACTCTTCAACATCGAAGTTATAGTTCTTGTGCATGTTGGCAATCGGCACGGTATCGAACACTTGCTGCTCGCCCAACATATAGGCCCGTACGTACATCATGTCCACTTTCTGCTGACGGAGTGCATACTCGTCGGCTTCGTGCAGGAAAGAAGTTACCAAGTCAGAGAACTCTGCATTGATGAACGTATACCCACTGGCGACGATACCGCGCAGCTCTTGCTCTAAGCTGTCATGTCGAACCATTGTACCCCTGACTTTGGATACCTTGCCTTGGCCTTCGTAGTCAGAATTCCACACCTTACTCGCCACAGTAGGTGCATAGTGCTTCGCAACCGCAATAGGTGTATGGGGACGCAGTGCACCCAGCGCATTGGATAACGCACGCTTGGGGTTGATCGATGTCCACATGTAGTGTTGCGTCCTATCGGAAGCATACTTGTCATTCCTGATACGGGGAGACTGCACCATTATGGAGTTTGTTGGTTTACCATCCACTGACCAGTCACCCCAACCCACCCTACCTAGCGTGAAGTGATCGGTGGGCAGATACACATGGATCGCACTACCACTTGGTGTAATCTTACGAAACTTACACGTTGGTAACTTCTTTGCCAGTGCCTCAAGGAACGTGGCGTAGTCATCACTACCATGCTTCCGCTCGTTGGCGATGAACGCAGGCAGATTAAACGGCCCGTCCTGTGTCTCTTCTTTCTCTACTACTGCTACTAATACATGCTTATAACTCATTATCGTCCTCCTACAGACTTAGTTTTTAAACTGCCATTCCTACTGCTACCCCAACAATCCCATGATTCATTATCACAACCATATCTTTGCAGGTCATGGGTAACGTATCTTCATGGGGATGTGTTTGCGTACGGTGCTTACTCGTTGTCACCGTAATCTTCTCGATGTTCTCATACCACGTACCCTCCTCCCAAATGAACAACGGGAAGTGGTCACCATACGATGTCACGACGTATCGATCATCACGCCACTCTCCGTATAAGTTGTTACCGAGAAACCGCTCACGTTTCTGCACGTACTGCCGCGCTGTTACATTAGTTACTCTCTTCATACCGAACCTTCTCCTTTGTTCATTAGCCTTTTCAGCGCCCTTTTTCTGTCGCTCATACCGCAACCGGTCACGATCTGTCAGCATTATGCTCACTCTGTTTCTCCTCCCATCGTTTAATTATGTTAGCCACGGTTACACCGCTCACACCTACTATATTGCCGATATGTCTACAGCTAAACCCTCGGCTGCGCCGGTCAAGCACCACTTCTTCCAACTCCGCACGGGTAACGTACTTGCCGCTACTCAGGGGTCTACCCTTCCTCATCGGCTTGGTTGATCGGGGGTGACGTTCCCCCGTCGTATAGATTGTCTCAGTCATGTCCTTCCTCATAACTTGTTTGCACCAATGTGTACTACCTTGCCGCAGTCAGGCTTGGCTTGCTTGTTGTCGTACACCGTCCACAGTACAGGGCATGACCACGTACCCCAGTCGTACACGTAGCCATCGGTGAACACAATCACAGCTTGCGGGTCGATCTTGTGCTCGGTCATGTACTCGTTGACACACCGCACGTCGGTACCCCCACCACCGGCTGGCTTGGTGCTTTGCACTAGGGTAGACAATTCGGTAGTACCGTACGTCTCATCCCCGCAGATCTCGGTGTCCCAATACAGTAGGCGTATGCGCTCGGGGTTCACCATGTCACACACTGCCTTGACCTCGGATAAGAACGCTGACAACTCACGCTGTCTTATAGATGCTGACGTATCAATGGCGATCACTAACTCCTTTACCTGCTGACTGATACCGCTTGGCATATACACACCGGCTGATACAAACCTGCGATTGGGGCGCGACCATGTAGAGAAGTCCTTACCAGCACACGTTGTACTGATGAACTCACGCAGTACCTCACGCCAATCGATCTCGGGTTTGAGTAGCGCCTCAAGATCACGGGCACCACCACTGCCTAGCTTACCGGCAACAAGTGCACCCTGACGCACGGCCTCCTCGATCTCACGTCCGAGATCATCTTTCTCACCTTGGGTCAACTCCTCGGCACCCTCCCAGTCATGGTCATCCATGCCATCACCCAACCCGCAGTCATCGTTGGGATCAGGCTCATCGAGCGAGTCATACAACTTATGGAATACTTGGGCGCTGTCCATGTCACGGTATTGCTCATCGATCAACCCAACCTTGGGCATCTTGATAAACCCCATACCCTCGTCACTATCGGACAACTGGATGTTGATAACATAGTCACAGGCAACGTTGGCTAGAGTCGGATGCTTCTTGTAAAGATGTTCCCACGTCGTCAGATGCTTATACATCTTGTGGTAACACTCGTGCAGTACAAGGAACCGCAGCTCTGGGTCAGTCAACCCATCAACGAACGTCCTACCATACTGCTCATCGCGGCCATTGGTGCAAGCGGTTGGGACGGTATCACTCACCGTCCGGTCGCCCACCATCAGCACACTTGAGAGACCCACGTACTTGTCGTGCGCCATGACAGACATCACTGCCTTCTCTAACCGCTGCTCGGCAGTCAGTGCTTGGTTAAGTGCTAACATGCTTCCTCCTTACTTGTCTGCTGTAAACAGATAGTTGTTGTCCATCGCCCACTGCGTGAACTTCTTGTTGGTCATCACCATCGATTGCTTGGTGTACTTCTTAGACCGAACACCGTTGGCGAACACACCCTGCGCTTCTTTGGATAGGCGCAACATGTAGGTCATCCACTGGTCAACCCAATCACGTTCGAGCGTGGCTAACACCTTGTACACAACCATCATCACGGCACCTGCACTGGTCGGCACTAGCGCACCACTAGGATCGGACTTGATCGAATCGATAGATGGCAACTGATCGGCAAGTCTGGCAAAGGCCATCATGTCACCCGCTGCTGACCCACCGATGGTACCGATTAGCAAAGACGTTAGTGTCTTGTCATCGAACTTGTCGCGTACCTTCATCCAATCGCTGGCAGCTTCTAGCGACCGAGGTGTGACAAACGCCGTACGGGTAGACCTTGGGTGATACACATAGTCGTTATCCTCTGGGTCTTCGATATCACGGAAGTCAGCAAACGCCTTGTCATTGTTGCGACACCAACCCAACACAGTAGGATCGACACTGTTGTTTATACCCCACTCGATCCACTGCTCCCACGTTGGTTTGGTAGCCTCGATCACCGTCAGGCGATTACATGCGTGTGCTGGTAACAAGTCACCGACACCCTCACCACCTAGGTTCGTCGTCGCAAACACAATGCTCTCGGGGTGTAGCGTGTAGCTCCCGATCTTACGTTCGAGCATCATACGAAGTAACGCGAGCTTGACCGCTGGGTTGGACTTACCGAACTCATCAATCATCAGGATGATCGGCTTGTCATTGTGTGCACCCAACTCCTCGTTGGTCAGGTACCGCACGAACCCACTGCCATCCTCGACCCGCATGATATCTGGGATCGTGATATCCCCCAGATCCTTGGTGGTACAGTCGAAGTAGCACGGCACATGCTTGGGCAGCTCTGCTGCTAACATGTTTAACAGGGATGATTTGCCCGTACCCATGTGGCCTTGCACGAGTATCGTGCGTTGATGACCACCGGCAAGAATTGCTTGAGTGATCGCGTCTAGGTTTACCGCATACAAATTGGCTGATGTTGCCATGTTATGTCCTCCTTCATTGGACTGGTTGTTGTGTTAGGGAACTCCCTAACAAGTTACTACTAAAAAATAACTACGGGGCGGAATCCGGTTAATGCCCTTGGCGATTAGCACGCTTTGTATAAACACATTACTAGTACACACACCGTTATTGGGCACGAAACGTACCGGTGCCTTCGTAGAAGCTGATGTCACTACCGCTTATTCCTATGCACTCGGTTGTATCTCACATACTCCCGTGTATCGACGTGCTTAAAGAAGTGCATCGTGTCGCTCGAATACATATACATGTAGTGGAACTTCTCCTCCTCACTCATGCCGTTACGGATCGCGTCATCGAACGCATCCTTGGGGTGCAGCATCGTGCGCCCATGCTTGTACCACAACTTATCTTCCGCTGCGCTGTATCTCATGTCGTTCTCCTATAGCTGTGTTTTACAAATCAATGGTTGGTAGGCTGCTGATAACGTCTTCTACCACCGATCTGGTTTCGGCACGCAGGTGGCTGTCCTCCTTGAGCGCCTCGGGTGATATCGGCAACTTGCCTACACCGCGAAACTGATCTTCGAGCTTGGTGCGTATCGCTTCCATCTGGGTATCGCCCGTCAGGTTGCACGCCTTGAGCATGTCGATCATATCAAGCACGCCATCGAACGTCGTATTGTGCAGCGGCTTGCGCTTCTCACCCTTGTTGTAGTCCAGACTGTTGTGCAGTCGTTCAAGATACTTGCGGGTACGGTTGAACACATCACCCATCGCCTTGGTGATCTGCGCCTCGTAATGCTCCTGATATTGTGTTTTCAGGAGTGCCGCCTGCTCGTTGCCCATGTCAACCCGAAAGTCACCGGCTTCTGGCACGGGTGAGTAGGTCACGCTGAACGCAAACTTACGAGCCAGCTCATGCACAGAAACATAGTCGGCATCGTTGAACAGGTCGCCCAACTTGGTGCGGGACTGGATGATCTCCCAATCGTACACATCGAGGAACGCTTGCACCAAACGATTGAACTCCTGCTCGAACGCTGTCATCTGCGCTTGGTAGTCGAAGAACATGGCAGTCGGGACTAACCGCTGACCAAGATCTGACCAAGGCATTGTCAGGGTATAATGTATGTTGCGGGAATTGGCAACGAAGTCTTGAACCGCTCTCAACTCGGCGCAATCACCTAGCAACTTTTTACTGACGTTGGCGGTGCCTGACTTAGCATTGTTGTGCAAGGTGACCTGCGCTGATGCGCTCTTGTCTTTCTTGCGTCCTGTCCAGACCGACGCGCTGAACTCTACGATCATGGCGCTTGATTGTATCGACGGGGCCGACACGTTGGGTACTGCTGTTAACATGTTATCCATTCTTATATCTCCATAAGATGTTTATGTGACGCAGTATGGAATTCCATACTGGGTGAAGTGCTGACGGAATGCCCCACTCACAAATACATTATGACATAGATAGCGTCTGATGTCAAATGATGAAGAAGGGTCGAGTATGGTGTATTTGTGTGTAGTACAGTGAATGTTCTTGAATGTTCCGGTAATGTTCGGTTGGAAAATGGCGCAAGTTATTGATAACCAAAGAATGTAGTGAATGTTCGGTAATTCTGGAGAGGAGACACTAGCTCCGCCTTAGAGAGAAGGCAGGAGGTTTTTAGGAACAAATGAGCTGATAAGATGTTAGAGGGACGCTTTGAATAAAAAGAGAGTTAAGTAATTTTATTTACAGAACATTATTAAAATATATATATATATAGGGCTTTTTGTATCCAAGACAATAGACCCAACTACACGAGATTACACGGAAATACACCAAACATAATGTAGTAGAACGTAGTTGTGATTACCGAACATTGCAGGAACATTACCCCTTTTTACCGAACATTGCGGAACATTACCGGTATGGAATTCCATACTGCGCCAGACGCGCCGTGCTACTACGGGAACTGGTATCGACAACGTGTTTCTCTGTCGGCTCGACCTGATGCGGCGCGCTACTACGGGAACTGGTATCAAATTTATTTGAGACAAAAAAAAGCCCCTCCGAAGAGGGGCCGGTTGGTTAGTGCTTGGGTTCGATGTTGCCAAGGTTGGCTAAGATCTTATTGAGTCGGTCAGTATGAGCCTGCCGATTGAATCCAGATGGGAACTTATTATCTGGACTATCAATCAGCTTTTTGGCAGAGTCTAGCATTGCCGACAATCGTTCAGCCGGTGACTTTTTACTGTTCGCCTTATCTTCCTTAGCCTTGCGTACTGCCTCATTCGGATCTTCACCATTAGCCTCAGCCTCAGCCCGAATCAATCGCGCCGATAGAAGCGTGCGGTAATCCCGAATAGCAGTGCTTACCTGCCGCTGTTCATCGGCGCGTACTTCCCATTGTTCGGCTTTCATGTCGGCCTTTTTGCCTAGGTATCTATTGAGGCCTGCTTGGTTGAACTTATGCAGTATCACCCGCTGCTTCAACCATTGGTGCGTTTCAGTGCCCGCCGCTAGATCATCTAAGGTCCAACCATTAGCCTGCAGGGCGTCGGTCATTGCACCCCTGGCGACCAATGCTGAGGTTTCCCTCCGTTCCTTAGTCTTGATCAACCCATCGACTACGATGTTCATCTTACCGCTGAAGCCCATTACCACTGATCCCGCTGATTTTGAATTACTCATAGTTTATATCTCACATTTAAGTTTAAGTACCAGCATGGAATTCCATACTGCGGGCCAAGGGTCAATCCCTCCGACTTGTAAACAAGTTAACACGAGACGGCGGATAGTCTAGTAATAAGTGACCCTATGGATGGCTTTGGATCTGGCTGGCTGGATGCCCGTTTTCTGACATGGCGACCCCTACCTACCCCCTATGCACCACTTCTCCTACAGGGACTCCAGCATTACTATAGCATTACTAATTTACATGAATAGTGACCGTTTTTTTGAGTTCAGACCCCCCACCCCCCTATATATAGGAACACCCCCCGGTAGGAGTCCCAACTTCTTGTTGCAAAAAATTATTTTTCGGTATAAACCGTTTTAAACGGTTAGGTATATAGTTATGGCAGAGCGAATACCCGAGTGGAAAGCTTTAGGTTTCAGCAGCCCTGAGACCTACGCAGATGCTGTCGCTGCATCTAGAGAAATGCTTAATATCGAATACCTTATGGAGGTTCAGGATAAGTTACCTGAAGGGTATAAGATGAACGAAGGGCCGGGTAAGGTACTCACCGCACTCGGACTATACGGTGACCAAACAGATAACCCACAATCCAGCCAACCTGCAAACATAAGAAGCTACACCAGACCTATAGGCCGCACCGGCTCTAGGACATTAGGGCGATACGTAACCCCGTATAAGGCCTATAACACATACACGCCAGATTTAGAGGAAGAGTTTGGTAGACAACTTGCCAGCCGGTATAGCGGTATTCAGGCCGCTATGCTTGGTGGTCCTACCCAAGAGGATGATGTTTTTGCAGACTTAACTACGCAATACAATAAAATTGAAGGGCATCCATACGAAGATACGTTAAAGCATGAGTTGCGGCATAGAGGGCTTGCTTCCGAAAGAGTGCAAGATCACTTAAAACAAAGAGGGGCAGAAGAAAAAGACGTTACTGCTGGTAGGGGGGAACATGAACTATACGAACTTATACGCCAGTTGCAGGTAGGAGAAAAATCTCCAGAAGACTTGTTTATGTGGGATCAACGTAAGTTAGGGCAGTTAGAAGATCTAGAAGCAGAGATTTTAGAAGGTATGACCGAAGAACAACGTATGCGGTTAGGGTTCTTACCGGAAGAACCGGGATTCCTAGATAAGTTAATGCGTATAATGGATTAATGTTGCAAAAAATTATTTTTGGTGTACATTGGTGCCATTAGATACTAACCAGTGTATATCTATGACAGTGATGCTTCAGCCAGAAGTCGGTATACCCATATCAGCGGACATGCCGTACCTAGATCTTAAAGTCCGTGCGGAAGCTGCGTGCAACACTGCTTTGTTATTGGCAGAACACGGGTTAGATATCACCCCAAACAAAGAAGACAAAGACGTAGCGGCTGGTATAGCAATAGATTACGCAGAAAACCCAGAGAAAACCTCTAAGACACTATCAGTTACCCGCTCTTCTAAGCTAACACCTGCTTCGTTAGTACTTACTAACAGCATCCTGCAAGAGTTTGGGCAGTCTGTAGCCGAGAGTGCTACCCAGATACGTCACCTAGTCACTAATAAGCTCCTGTTAGAGTCAGAGAACCCAGACCCACGGGTAAGAATACGTGCCCTAGAGCTGTTAGGTAAGATCTCAGACGTTAGTTTGTTCGCAGAGAAGTCCGAGGTCACTATAACGCATCAGTCTACGGACGACCTACGTGCAAAGCTGCGTCAAAAGCTAGAGAAGTTGGTCAATCCACCCGAAGAATTGGGTGCCCCTATTGTATTTGAAGGCGAAGTAATCGATATTGACGCGGAACTCGGGCTAAAAGAAGTGAAGCCCGAGGTAGACGAAGAGTACGACGATGAGTGAGGTCGCATTTGACTTTACTGAAGATGAAATCCAAGTGATGTTGGATAATCTTGACGAATATACGCAAGATGAAGTCGTTGAGATTGATAAGCTCGTCGAGGAACTGAGTACGCGCAAGAAAAGTAAGCTGGCGTACGACGATCTAATAGAATTCTGCAAGGCGATGATGCCTGACTTTATTGTGGGTAAGCACCACCGCATATTGGCTGACATGCTCATGGCAATTGAGGGTGGGGACAAAGATCGGGTATGCGTAAACATACCCCCACGCCACGGCAAGTCCCAGTTAGTGTCTATCTTCTACCCAGCATGGTACTTAGGACGTAATCCTAATAAAAAAGTCATGATGGTGTCGCATACTACTGATTTAGCAGTAGATTTTGGGCGTAAAGTACGTAATTTAATCAATTCTGACGACTATAGATCAGTGTTTCCTACGGTTAGTTTGGCCTCTGACTCCAAGTCTGCGGGTCGGTGGAACACCAGTGTAGGGGGCGAATATTACGCTTGTGGGGTGGGTTCTGCCCTTGCTGGACGGGGTGCTGACCTGCTTTTGGTGGATGACCCACACTCTGAACAGGACGTTATTAACGGTAACTTCTCTGTGTTCGAGAAAGCCTATGAGTGGTATACGTTCGGGGCGCGTACGCGTCTTATGCCCGGAGGGCGGGTAGCGATTATCCAGACTCGTTGGCACATGGATGATCTGACAGGTCGTGTTGTACGGGATATGACTCAGAACGACAGAGCGGATGAGTTCGAGGTTATCGAGTTCCCTGCGATCCTAGAGACTTCGGATAAGAAGACGGGTAAGCCTATACAGAAGCCGCTGTGGCCTGAGTTCTTTGACCTAGACGCTTTGCTACGGACTAAGGCGTCGATGCCGGTCTTTCAGTGGAACGCTCAGTATCAGCAGGAACCTACGGCGGAAGAAGCTGCCATCGTTAAACGTGAGTGGTGGAGTATCTGGACGAAGGAAGACCCGCCCAAGTGCGAGTATATTATTATGTCGTTAGACTCTGCTGCAGAGAAGCACAACCGTGCTGACTTTACGGCTCTGACGACGTGGGGTGTCTTCTTTAATGAAGAGGTAGAAGCGTACAACATCATCCTGCTGAACAGTATTAAGAAGCGGTTAGAGTTTCCCGAGTTAAAAGAGTTGGCATTGGAAGAGTATGCTGACTGGGAACCTGATGCGTTCATTGTGGAGAAGAAAAGCTCGGGCGTAGCGATCTACCAAGAGATGCGTCGTATGGGACTACCAGTACAAGAATATACCCCTCACAGAGGATCTGGTGATAAACTAGCGCGTTTAAACTCGGTAGCAGATATTGTAGCATCAGGTATAGTATGGGTGCCCGAAACTCGCTGGGCAGAAGAAGTAGTTGAAGAGATTGCTGGATTTCCTTTTATGAGCCATGATGACCTAGTGGATTCGACAGTCATGGCACTAATGCGTTTTAGACAAGGTGGATTCATACGCTTACCAACTGATGAACCTGATGACATACGTTACTTTAAACAACGACGTGGCGGGTATTACTAAGAGTATAAATTATGGCAATTGAAAAAGGCTTGTACGCTGCACCAGAAGGTATCGATGATCTGCTCGAAGGCGAGATGGTGGACGGCGATATGATGGGTGCACAGTTAGAGATCGAGATTGTTGATCCTGAGATGGTTACGTTGTCTGATGGTAGCATGGAGATTACGTTAGTCCCCGATGCAAACGAAGCAGACCTCATGGGGTTTGATGCCAACCTCGCTGAAGCGTTAGATGACAATGATCTACAGGGACTTGCACAGGATTTAATTGGGCTGATCGATGCAGATATCGAAAGCCGAAAAGATTGGGCTGATACGTTTGTCAAAGGACTGGACGTGTTAGGGTTCAAGTACGAAGAGCGCACAGACCCGTGGGAAGGTGCCTGCGGGGTTTACTCTACTGTACTGGCCGAAGCCGCGATACGTTTCCAAGCAGAGACGATGAGCGAGACTTTCCCAGCCGCTGGCCCCGTACGTGTAAAGATCCTAGGAGCAGAAACACCCGAGAAAGCCGAAGCCGCTGAAAGAGTAAAAGCGGATATGAACTATGAGCTGACTGAGCGCATGGTTGAGTACAGGCCAGAACATGAACGGATGTTATACAGCCTAGGACTAGCGGGGTCTGCATTTAAGAAGGTGTACTTTGACCCTAACCTAGGCAGGCAGGTTGCTATTTATGTACCTGCAGAGGACGTTATTGTACCCTACGGCGCGTCCCATATTGAGACTGCAGAGCGTGTCACCCACGTCATGCGGAAGACCAAGAACGAGCTGAAGAAACTTCAGGCTATGGGGTTCTATAAAGAGGTAGACCTCGGTGATCCACAACCGTTCCATACAGACATCGAGAAGAGAAAGGCCGAAGAAGGTGGCTACTCTATTACTGACGATGATCGATATGCGATATACGAAGTCCATGCTGACCTTATTATTGACGGTATTGACGACGATGAAGACGAGATTGCAAAACCATACGTTATTACGATTGAGCGTGGTACGAACAATATCCTAGCGATTCGACGTAACTGGAGCGAAGAAGATCCGTTGATGTTAAAGCGTCAGCACTTCGTGCACTACGTCTACGTGCCGGGGTTTGGGTTCTACGGCCTTGGTTTGATCCACATTATTGGTGGGTACGCTCGCGCAGGTACCTCACTCATTCGTCAGTTGGTTGATGCTGGTACGCTGTCTAATCTTCCCGGTGGGTTGAAGTCTCGTGGCTTACGGATCAAGGGTGATGACTCGCCCATCGAGCCGGGGGAGTGGAAAGATGTGGATGTGCCATCTGGTAGTATCCGCGACAACATCATGCCACTTCCGTACAAGGAGCCGAGCCAAACACTGCTTGCACTGCTTAACCAGATTACAACTGAGGGCCGTCGGTTAGGGGCTATCAGTGATATGAACATCTCTGACATGTCGGCTAACGCTCCAGTAGGAACGACGCTGGCGCTGTTAGAGCGTACGTTGAAGCCTATGGCTGCGGTACAGGCTCGTGTTCACTATGCGATGAAGCAAGAGTTCAAGATGCTCAAGACGATTATGTCTGAGTATGCGCCCACTGAGTACGACTATATCCCTGCACGGGGAGAAGTTAGTGCTAGGGTAGCGGACTATATGATGGTGGACGTGATCCCCGTCAGTGATCCTAACAGCTCTACGATGGCGCAGCGGGTTGTACAGTACCAAGCGGTGCTCCAGATGGCCCAGTCTGCCCCACAGATATATGACCTGCCACAGCTACACCGGCAGATGATTGAGGTATTGGGCGTTAAGAATGCGGATAAGTTAGTTCCGACTCAAGACGATCTCAAGCCTACTGACCCCGTTAGTGAGAACATGGATGCGTTGAATGGGAAACCGTTGAAAGCGTTTATCTATCAAGATCACGACGCACATATCACAACGCACCAAGCGTTTATGCAAGATCCTATGGTCGCTCAAATGATCGGCCAGAACCCACAGGGACAAGCCATTATGGCTGCTCTGCAAGCGCATTTAGCGCAACACTTAGGGTTTAACTACCGTAAGCAGATGGAAGAAAAACTTGGAGCACCGCTCCCTGCACCTAACGAAGAACTCCCCGAGAGTATCGAAATATCCTTGGCGCAATTAATGGCCCAAGCAGGTACCCAACTTACTCAAAACCACCAGCAGCAACAAGCACAGACGGAAGCGCAGCAACAAGCGCAAGATCCTATTGTGCAGATGCAACAAGCGGAACTGCAAATTAAACAGCAGGACATGCAACGCAAGATGCAGAAAGACGCTGCTGATATTCAGATCCGCCAATCAGAACAGGAACGCAAGTCGCAGAAAGATGCGGTTGATGCAGCCTTAGATGCGGAACAACTTAAGCTAGACCAACAAGAACTTGCTATTGAGGCCCAGAAAGACGGGATCAAGATAGCCATCAACAAACGTACTGATGAAAACAAGTTGGATGTGGAGCTTATGCGACTTATAGAGCAGCAAAATAAGGGTGAGTAATGGCTAAAACCATTTTTGACGTGCTTAAAGATAAGCTAGAGGAAGATAGATCCTCGGCACTACAGTTTCTTGGAGGGGGTGGAGCTAAAGACTTCGCTCAGTACAAGGAGGTTACAGGTATGGTTCGAGGTCTCGAAACCTGTATCAATTATGTAGAAGACCTCTCACGCAATATGGAAGAATACGATGGGTGAAGCAATAAAAACGTTAGCTCCTGAAGAGATGCTAACGCCAGAAGAGATCGAGGCGCAGTTACCGAAACCTGTAGGGTATAGGGTGCTAGTCGCGTTACCGCAAGTAGAAGAGACGTTCGGGGAAACCGGACTGCTTAAATCTAATACAACGATGAATCAAGAACACATTATGTCGATTATCGGCCTTGTGTTGGATATGGGCGACCAAGCCTATTCTGACGAAGATCGGTTCCCGTCAGGCCCGTGGTGTAAGACGGGTGATTATGTGATGTTCCGTATGAACACGGGCACTAGGTTTAAAGTTGGTGGGGTGGAGTATCGTTTAATGAACGATGATTCTATTGAAGCAATTGTGGCTGACCCCCGTGGTATCACGCGAGCATAAGGAGTAATATATGCCTTTTCAAAAAGTAGAATTTAGTTTCCCTGATGAAGCAGAGGAAAACTTTGAGATTGAAATTGAACCCTCTAGCGCAGCAACAATCGACCTGTCGGGCAAAGCTGAAGCCGAGCCTGAAGCAGAGGCAGAAAAACCTGAAGTTGTTGTGGACGACGATGACGATGAATATGAGATTGAAATTGTTGACGACGCGCCTGCACAGGACGATGACGATGTATCAGATGACGTTACTGAAGAGGAGCTTGGTGACTACTCTAAGAAAGTACAGAAACGTATTAACAAGCTCACTGCACAACGTCGCGAAGCAGCTAGAGAAAAAGAAGCTATCTTACGTGAGCGTCAAGAACTTGAAACGTTCACTAAACAGCTTATGGAGAAGAATAAAGAATTACAAAGTTCAGTTGTTGAAGGTCAAGAGGCCGCACTAGAGCAAGCTAAACGAACCGCTGCCGGTGAGGCTATCCTCGCTAAACGTGCTTACAAACAAGCATACGAAGCAGGGGATGCGGATAAGCTAATAGAAGCTCAAGAGAAGTTAACCAATGCCAAAATCAAGGCAGATAGGTTAAATACCCTCAGACCACCTGCTTTACAAGAAGATGAGAATCCTGTACAAACAGAAACTGAAGAACAAATTACAGCTCCAGTACCCGTCGATGAGCGAGCAAACAGTTGGGCAGCGTCCAACACATGGTTTGGCCAAGACGATGAAATGACAAGCCTAGCATTGGGGCTGCACACGAAGCTTGTCAAACTGGGAATAGACCCCCAGAGCAGTGAATACTACGAGCAAATTGATGCTCGCATGAAACAAGTATTTCCCGAACAATTTGAGGGACAAGGTGAAGTAGCTAACAAACCGAAAAGACAATCTAATATAGTGGCTCCCGCAACGCGAAGTACAGCTCCTAAGAAGATTATTCTTTCGCCCACGCAAGTCGCACTTGCAAAACGTTTAGGGCTAACACCAAAACAGTACGCTTTACAAGCGGCTATAGACATGAGGAATCAATAATGGCTACAAACAGAATCGACCGTGAACTAGTAACTCGTGAAAAAACAGTCCGTAAAAAGGGGTGGTCAAGACCAGAAGTTTTGCCTTCACCTACTCCAGAAGACGGGTATGCTTTTAAATGGGTGCGTGTTAGTACACAAGGTCAAGTTGATGCCACGAATGTTTCTTCAAAACTCCGTGAAGGCTGGGAGCCTGTAAGGGCAGAAGATCATCCCGAAATTACAATGGTCGCCGTTGAAAATGAACGGTTCAAAGACAATGTTGTAATCGGCGGTCTGATGCTTTGTAAAGCTCCGTCTGAACTACCGGAAGAGCGAAACGAACATTATGAAAATCAAAATAATGCTCAGATACTTTCTGTAGACAACAGCCTCATGAGAGAAAACGACCCTCGTATGCCGTTATTTAACGAGCGGAAGACGAAGGTTACTTTTGGTAAAGGAATCTAACTTTAATTTGAGGAGTCTCTAATGGCTTATCCTACTGTATCAGGCCCATATGGTCTGAAACCGGTCAATTTGGTCGGTGGAAGGGTATTTGCTGGTGCTACTCGACAGTTTCCTATTGCTTCTGGCTACGCAGCAAACATCTTCAATGGTGATGTTGTAAAGCTAGTTAACACTGGGAACATCGAGAAAGACACTGGTACTGCTACCGCCACCCCCGTTGGCGTCTTTGTTGGTTGTTCATACACTAGCCCTGCTTTGGGTTACACGTTGTTCAGTCAATACTATCCCACTGGCACAGTTGCTAGTGATATCGTTGCCTATGTTATTGACGATCCCGATGCGTTGTTCAAGGTCGCAGTTACCGCTGCTGGCACTGATAACATCGCTACCGTGGCTCGTACTGCTGTAGGTAATAACTCTGTGCTTATCCAGACTGCTGGAAGTACTGCTACTGGGGATTCTAAAATCTCTATTAGTTCTACTACAGCTACTACTGCTACACAGCCTATCCGAATCATTGACGTAGTGCCCGAAACGGCTACTGGCGCTGATGCTTTTGTAGAGGTTATCGTGAAGTGGAATTTCGGGATGCACCAGTATCAAAACGCAACTGGCGTATAAGGAGAGTAAATCATGGCTATTTCAAGAGCCCAATTACTGAAAGAACTCCTTCCCGGTCTGAACGCTCTATTTGGTTTAGAGTATGCTAAGTACGGGGAAGAAACGAAGGAGATTTTTGAATCAGAATCTTCTGACCGTTCTTTTGAAGAAGAAACCAAACTGTCCGGCTTTTCTGCTGCACCTGTTAAAAACGAAGGCTCTGCCATCGAGTATGACAATGCACAAGAAGCATGGAGTGCACGTTACACGCATGAGACGATTGCGATGGGCTTCAGTATTACTGAAGAAGCTATCGAAGATAACTTGTATGACTCATTGTCTGCTCGTTATACGAAAGCTCTCGCTCGCGCTATGGCGTACACCAAGCAAGTTAAAGGTGCTACCATCTTGAACAACGGCTTTGCTGCGGGCACCACTTACGGTGACGGGCAAACGCTGCTTTCAACGGCTCACCCACTTGTATCTGGCGGCACTAACTCAAACCGTCCTGCTATCGCGGCTGACCTTAACGAAACTTCTTTAGAAGCGGCTGTTATTCAGATTGCTGGTTGGACTGATGAGCGAAGCCTGTTGATCGCTGCGAAGCCTCGTAAGTTGATTATCCCACCCAATCTTCAGTTTGTAGCAACTCGTTTGTTAGAGACCGAAGGACGTGTTGGTACTGCGGATAACGACCTCAACGCACTTCGTAACAACGGCTCTATCCCCGAAGGATACTCAGTTAACCACTATCTGACTGACCCAGATGCGTGGTTCTTAATGACTGATGTACCTAACGGTTTGAAGCACTTTGTCCGTACTCCGATGTCAACGTCTATGGATGCTGATTTCGATACTGGCAACAGTCGCTACAAAGCTCGTGAGCGTTACTCGTTTGGTGTATCTGATCCCCTCGGGATTTATGGTTCACCCGGCGCATAATGCTGGTATAGAAAGGGGGGGGCACTTGTTGCCCCTTTCTTTTTTCTGTAGTATAAAGAACTTATCCCTGACAGGTGCATCCCGTACCTGACACTAGCCACGACAGGAGATACTCATGGCGAACACAACTTTCTCTGGCCCAATCCGGGCTGGTAACATTCGTAATACTGTAGGAACTACGGTTGGCACAGACGTTGCTAACGTAGGTTATGTTGTAATGATGCAGACGCACACTATGGATCTTTCTGGTGGTGCAATCGCTGCAGGTGCAACTGACATGGTTATTCCTGCGAACTCTAAAATCATTGATGTAGTTGTAGATTTGTCTACAGCAGCTAACGCTACTACTAACCTTAGTGTTGGTGATACTGTTGGCGGCGCTACGACTATCCTAAACACCCTTGCAACTGGCACAAGTGCTGGTCTTAAGACCGTTACTACTCAAGGTGGTGGCACAGGTGAGTGGGCAAACACTGGCACAGCCGATCTTAAATTGACGGTTACGGGCAGTGCAGCAACGACTGCTGGTGTAGCGGTTATTACTGTAATGTACGCACAAGCCTATAATACGGTCGTTCTGCCATAGGGAGTGAGTCATGTCTAGTTCTGATATCCAGTCAAAACGGATTACAGGAACCGGCTCATTAGGTGTTGGCCCTGCGCGTATTACGCAGATTCAAGTCCTGACCACTACTGGCTCTCCTCGCGTTACTGTTACTAATGGTAATGGTGGGGAGACCGTACTGGATCTAGACTTCAATGCAAGTGCTACGCACTCGGTCAATATACCTAACGACGGTATACGCTGTAATTCGGATGTCTATATTTCTGCCTTTACTGCTTGTACAGCAGCGACCGTGTTTTATAGGTAACGCAGATGCGTGCTTATTACAAAGCAGGGGGTAGTGTTTCTAAGTCTCCTGCGTGGACGCGTAAGGAAGGCAAGAGCGAATCTGGCGGTTTGAACAAAAAAGGCGTTGCTAGTTATCGTAAGGCTAACCCCGGCAGCAAGTTAAAAACTGCTGTTACTACGAAGCCAAGCAAGCTGAAAAAAGGTTCTAAAGCTGCCAAACGTCGCAAGTCTTTCTGCGCTCGTATGGAAGGTATGAAGAAACGTAACACCAGCTCTAAGACAGCAAAAGATCCTAATAGCAGGATCAACAAGAGCTTGCGGAAGTGGAATTGCTGATGCCTAGCAAAAGCAAAAAACAACAAGATTTTATGGCTGCGGTAGCCAATAACCCTAAATTTGCCGAAAAAACTGGGGTACCTCAGTCAGTAGGCAAAGACTATGAAAAGGCTGATAAGATGAAAGGAATGAAGAAATACCAACAAGGTGGCATGTCTATGGGTATGAAAAAGCAAGGCTACAATGACCGTTTAGACGAGTCTATGGGCGAGCGTAATGCCCCTGCAATGCAAGGTATGAAAGCCCGTCGTAACGAGAGCGAAGGTATGGAAAAAGCTATGGGCAAGCGTAAGTTTGCCGGTGATAAAGCTATGCCCCGCATGAAGAAAGGCGGTAAAGTTCCGGGCTATGCTCCGGGCGGTAAAGTCCGTGGCGCTGGTTGCGCTACCAAAGGTACTCGTGCCGCTAAAATGGTAACGATGAAGGGTAGCTAATGCGCTGTTACTACAAAAAAGGCGGTTCGGTTAAAGACGCGTGTTATAGCAAGGTTAAGTCTCGCTATAAGGTCTTCCCTTCCGCCTATGCTTCGGGTGCTATTGCGAAGTGTCGCAAGAAAGGCGCTAAGAACTGGGGTAACAAGAGTGGCAGTTAGAAAGACCGAGAAAGGCGCATCGTTAAAGCGTTGGTTTAAAGAAGACTGGAAAGACGTTAAGACGGGCAAAGCCTGTGGTAGAAAGAAGGGTGAAAAGCGCGATACGCCGTATTGTAGGCCTACAAAGCGAGTATCCACCAAGACCCCTAAAACGTCTTCTGAGATGACCAAGGCAGAGAAGACGAGTAGAGTTGCTCAAAAGAAGAAACTAGGGCAACCAGCAGGTAAACCTAAACGAGTAGCATCGTTACGTAGGAAGAAACAAAGTGGCTAAAGGCGTAAAACATTACTTTAAAGATGGTGCAGAGCACAAAGGGGGTATGCACAAGCACCCTGATGGCAAACTTATGACCGGTAAAACGATGTCCAGCGCCTCTAAGAAGTTGTATCACTACGGCCAGCTTTCCGCAAAAGCCAAACAAAAAGCTAAAAGCGGGTGGGGATCATGACTACATCAGGAAGTACAGCATTCAATATGCCCTTCACAGACATCGCTGAAGAGGCGTGGGAGCGCGCAGGGCGTGAACTGCGGTCAGGGTATGATCTTCAGACTGCACGCCGCTCTATGAACCTCATGACGATTGAGTGGCAGAATCGTGGCATTAACATGTGGACTATCGAGCAGGGGTCATTGGATCTTGTGCAAGGGCAGTCTACGTACGCTTTACCAGACGACACGATTGATTTACTAGAACAAAGCATTCGTACGGGTGCAAATAACACAACAACCCAATCTGACCTAACATTAAGTCGGATTAGCATAAGTACTTACGCGTCTATCCCTAACAAAATTACGCAGTCGCGCCCTATACAAGTTGTTATACATAGGGATAGTGGGCAGACGTACCCAACAGGCATTACGTTAGCTGCTACTGCATCCAGCACAGATACGACTATTACACTTAGTGGGGTAGCTGGATTACCCCCTGCAGGGTTTATAAAGTTAGAAAACGAGATTATTAACTACAGTTATATTACTGGTAACGTGTTACAGAACTGCTTCAGGGGCCAACAAGGCACTACAGCAGCTACGCATACGGTAGGCGGCACCGCTATACCAGCGTACTGGGAACAAGTGCCATCAATAACTGTATGGCCCGTACCGGACAATGTTCAGAGTTACAAGGTTATTTACTGGCGTATGCGACGTGTGCAAGACGCAGGTAACGGTATTGAGACAGCCGATATGAATTTTAGGTTCTTCCCGTGTCTAGTAGCGGGTTTGGCTTATCATATCGCCATGAAAGTACCTGAGTTCATGGATAGAGTGCCGATGTTAAAAGCCGTATACGATGAGCAATTTGAACTTGCTGCAGGAGAAGATAGGGAGAAAGCCCCGATTAGGTTCGTGCCTCGTGCAGGTAGATTCTAGATGGGTAGCCAATTTGCTTCTGACAAAAAAGCCATCGCCATGTGCGATGTGTGTGGGTTTCAATTTAAACTGAAGACGTTAAAAAGTTTAATGGTTAAAGGTAGGGATACGCAGATAAAAGCGTGTTCTGAGTGTTGGAATCCGGGCCAGCCGCAGCTTAAACTAGGGGAGTTTCCGGTAAACGATCCACAAGCAATACGGAATCCAAGACCTGATACAAGTCTTGGCGTATCAGGAGAGTATAGTAGTAGAGATATACAATGGGGTTGGAACCCAGTAGGTGGCGGTAATGACCCGTTTGGCCTAACCCCTAACAACTTAATTATTACTGGGTCGGTAGGAACAGTTACAGTAACGACTACATAGGAGTAGTACGATGTATAACCCTAAAAATGTTTTCGGGATGAAAGAAGTAAAAGTGCACAAAGACAAGGGTGTATACCCTTGCAAAGATGCACCAAAGCCTGACATGAGCGGTGTTAAGACTTCCGGTATCATGATGCGCGGATATGGCGCAGCGACTAAAGGCCGTATGTGTCGAGGGCCAATGGGCTAAACGATGAACTATACGCAGCTTAAAGTAGATATTCAGGACATTTGTGAGACAAGTTTCACTGATGCCCAACTTGCTATGTTTACCGAACAAGCCGAGCAGAAGATCTATAATTCGGTTCAGATCCCTGCGTTACGTAAGAATGTTACAGGTTCGTTAACAACGGATAACAAATACTTAGATACCCCATCGGATTTTCTATGGTCGTATTCTCTAGCGGTAATTGACGGTAGCGGTAATTACTCATATTTGATTAACAAAGACGTTAACTTCATACGTGAGGCGTACCCTAACCCTACTTCTACAGGGCTTCCTGCACACTACGCGTATTTTAATGATGATGCGTTTATCGTTGGCCCTACGCCTAATGGCGCTTATTCGGTAGAGTTACACTATGGGTATTACCCTGAATCTATTGTAACGGCTGGCACTACGTGGCTTGGTGATGAGTTTGACAGTGCACTATTAAACGGTGCGCTTATTGAGGCAATACGGTTCTTGAAAGGCGAACCAGATATGGTGGCTATGTACGAGAGACTTTACGTGCAAGCACTTGGATTACTCAAGAATTTGGGTGACGGTAAATTACGCGAAGATGCTTTCCGTTCAGGTCAGTATAGAGTTGCGGTAACTTAAGGAGTTTAACATGGCAATCACAGAGGCAATGTGTACTTCGTTCAAGCAAGCATTACTTGACGGAGAAATGGATTTTAGTAGTAACACAGCGCAGTCTTATAAGATCGCGCTTATTAAGTCTGGTTCATCAGGAACTTTTGGTGCTGCTACGACTAGCTATACCGATTTAACGGGTAGTTCTGATGAAGTCACGGGTACAAATTATTCTGCGGGTGGTAACACCTTGATGATCTCTACAAACCCAACGACTTCAGGCACTACGGCGTTTCTTAGCTTCGATACAACTACGTGGAGTACAGCTACGATCACTGCTGCTGGAGCCTTGATCTACCAAGCCGGTGGTTCTACTCCAGCAGTTGCTGTACTTAATTTTGGTGGTGATAAGACATCTACAGCGGGTGATTTCCAGATTACTTTCCCCGCTGCCACTGCGACTGACGCGATTATCAGGATTGCTTAGGTACTAAAAGATGCCATCTTCGACGACATACGAAGGCTGGGGACGCGCCAGTTGGGGTCAAGGTTCTTGGGGAACCCCCCTTGTCATTGTTAACGTCGATGGGGTACAGGCAACTGGGGCTGTAGGTAGTGTAAGTATAGCTGCGGATGCAGTCGTAGCCGTTACAGGCGTAGTTGGTACAGGCAATGTTGGTGCGGTAGCAGTAAGCGGCGAAGCCAATGTCTACCCATCAGGACTACAAGCTGCAGGTGGTATAGGTAACGTAGCGGTATCCGCAGACGCGATAGTAGCAGTAACAGGCGTAGCAGGAACCACAGCTTTAGGGTCTGTAACCGCCACTGGCGATGCAATTGTAGCCCTGTCAGGCGTAGCTGCTACAGGCGCTGTAGGAACCGTAGTTGTAGCCGCAGACGCGATAGTTGCTGTAACAGGTGTATCAGGCACTACAGAAACAGGTTCAGTAACAGTAGGCGCAGACGCAATAGTTGCTGTAACGGGTGTGACGGGAACCACCGCTCTAGGTTCAGTAACGGTAGAATTAGTAACCCCTGTTGTGGTAACGGGTGTCCAAGCTACAGGCGCTGTTGGCGATGTAATTGTAGGGCTTGGGGCAAACATATTTGTTACCGGCGTAGTAGCTACAGGTGAAATAGGTACCGTACATATATGGAGTCAAATAGACCCCGATCAAAACCCGAACTGGCAAGATATTAGTGATGCACAAACTCCAAATTGGGGTAATATAAATACAGCTCAAAATCCAAACTGGCAAGACATAGCCGCATGAGGTTAAGAATATGACAACTCAATACACTACGATCCTTAAGCTGGCTCTTCCTGTTCAAGGGGAATTGAGCGGTACTTGGGGCGACGTTGTAAACGACAATATTACCGAGATGGTAGAGCAAGCTATTGCAGGTAAAGCTGTAGTCAATACGTGGACAGGTAACTCTCATACGCTAACCACCGCCGACGGCACCACAGCAGAGTCGCGCTGCGCTATTCTAGAATTAACTGACACGGGCACTGCATTGACAGGCGCTGGTACGGTAGTCTGCCCCACCAATACAAAACTCTATATCGTAGATAACAATACCGCGCAGATCATCACCACCAAAACTTCTGGTGGTACAGGCGTTGCCGTACCTGTCGGCAAAACCATGCTGGTCTATTGTGATGGTACTAACGTCGTAGAAGGTGTTACCCACGCTAATAGTTTAAGTTTGGGTACAAGCACGGTTACGGTGAGTAGTGTATTAGATCAAGACGATATGTCTTCTGACAGCGCCACTGCACTTGCCACACAACAATCAATCAAAGCCTATGTAGATAGCCAAGTTGGAACCGTTGATACCCTATCTGAAATTCTCGCTAACGGTAATGCGACCGGCGGCACAGATATCGCAGTCGGTACAGGTGATGACATTACCTTTGCAGATTCTTCTAAAGCCATCTTCGGCGCTGGCAGTGACCTTAGCATCTATCATAATGGCAGCACATCCGTTATTGAAGATTCTGGAACTGGTAATTTACAAATAAGAACAAGCACTTTGGCGGTCGTAAATGCGGCGGGTACAGAAGTTATTTTGCAAGGAGTTGAAGACGGAGCAGTTAGTCTTTATTACGACGCAGGAGCAAGACTAGCCACAAGCTCCGCAGGCATACAGGTCACGGGAGACATAGCAAATACCTCTGGAAACCTAACACTAGACGTTGCAGGAGACATCATCCTTGATGCCGATGGCGGTGACGTTTTCTTGCGAGACGCTGGTTCTGAATTTGGTAGGTTCCAAGGTTCAAGTCAAGATTTTTTGATACGTAACGATACTCAAGACAAAGACATTTCAATAGTCGGGAACGACGGTGGATCAACCATCACAGCCCTTGCATTTGATATGTCAGAGGCAGGTGCGGCTACGTTTAATTCTACAGTCGCCGCCACAGGCATAGACGTTACAGGCACAGCCACGATGGATGGGCTTACTGTCTCGCCTTCTGGAACGCAGCAAGTCCTTGCAACGCTTAGAGCAAATAGTGGCGCAGGCGGCGGTCTGGTAGTCCAAACAGACGCTTCTGATGATGGGTTAATTAGAGGATATGATTCGTCAGGTGCGGTGCAAATCCAATTTGACACAGATGGTGGTGATAGTTATATCGCTAAGGGCAACGTGGGGATTGGTACGGATTCGCCTAGCTATCCCTTTCATGTCACTGGTAGTGGCGACACAGTAGCGGCTGTTACCGCAGGCGCATCTTCAGTAGCCGCATTAAATCTAGGCAACTCCACTAACTTAGCTGATGGCGGTATACGTTATGACAACTCTGCGAATGCTCTGATTTTAAGAGCGTCTAACACAGAACGACTCCGTATCGATGCCTCAGGTCTCGTGGGTATTGGATCTTCTGCAATGTCATCCTACAACACAAACTTTAATGACTTGGTTGTGGATGGTGGGAACAATACTGGTATTACCGTTGTAGCTGGAGCAACCGGTGACGGTACGTTAGCCTTCGCTAACGGCACAACGGGAGATGCACAGTATCGTGGTTATGTACAGTATACCCATGCCTCAGACAAATTGTATTTTGGGTCTGGTGGTGTTCTTGCAATGACCATTGATTCGTCTCAAAACGTGGGTATTGGTTCGAGTAGTCCTAGTTTCCAAACGGGTTCAGGTCTTGAGATTCAACGGACTACTGCAACCGCTACGATGCGACTAGAGTATACAGGTAGTAATGCTTTTGAGTTGAGTGCGGAAGCAGGCCAAAACACCTACAACGCTGTCTCGTCACTCCCTCATGTGTTTGAGGTTGGCAGTGTAGAGAAGATGCGACTTGATGCCTCAGGACGGGTTGGAATTGGACGAGTGCCATCACTAACAAACTCAAAGTTAGAAGTAGGCGGTGCAGATAACGTCAGTCTTATAAATGTTGAAGCCTCTGGTGTTACTGGCGGAATGGGTATTGGAAGTACAGGACTACAGTTCTTTCATGGGTCAACGGCTCGCATGCGCATAGACTCATCTGGCAATTTCATGGTAGGCAAAACTGCATCAGGAATTGCGAACTCTGGATTCGAGGTTGGCCAATCAGGTCAAATGAATGTAACGCAAGCAAGCGCGGTTGTTGGTCGTTTTAATCGTAAGACGTCAGAAGGGTCTATTTTAGAGCTACAGCAGGACGGCGTACCCGTGGGTTCCATTGGTAACAACACTGATTTCTTCGTTGCTTCTGCTGATGGAGCAGGCGTCCGCTTTTCAGCCTCTCAAATATTGCCTTGCTCTGAATCTGGCGCGACGCAAAATGGAAGCAGGGACTTAGGGTCTTCCTCAGCTCGCTTCCAAGACCTCTGGCTGTCAGGCGGTGTACGCGCCACATCAACTTTAGACATTACTATTCCTGAAACATCAGGTGGCGCAATACAACTAGAATTTGGTAATAACACAAACACTACTAGACGAACAGTTAGAGCATACAAAGATAACTTTGAACCTAACACCGCTGATACTGGAGTTATTAGTTTAGGACAATCTGCAAATAAATGGAAAGACCTCTGGCTGTCAGGCGTTGCTTACAACGGTGACGGGAGTGCTTCAGCACCTTCAATTTCATTTGGTGCAGACACTAATACAGGCTTTTATAGAGTTGGTTCTGACCAAATAGGTTTTGTTACAGCGGGAAGTATCAAAGCAAAACTAGATGCTTCAGGCAACCTCTTGGTGGGTAAGACTGCTTCAAATTATGCAACTGAAGGCGTTGAAATTCGCTCAAACGAAGTGCTTATCACTAAAGCGGGGTTGAACCCTTTAAGCGTTAGAGGTAGTGGAGATGGCAGCCTCATATCGCTGAACACTGACGGCACAACCGTGGGTTCCATTGGTACTACTTCAGGACGCCTAGAAATACAAGGTAATTCCAACCCCGTCCGTATTGAAGCAGGGACTTCAAATATCCAAGTGAATAATAACACTCACATCAGTTTTGATATCGCATCTTCAGAAGCCATGCGCATCAACAGCGGCGGGTCGGTTTTGATAGGTTGTACGACCTTCGCTGCTGGTGGAGGTGGACACGCTATGCAAGCAAGTGGGGCTAGATCATCAAGCAGAGATGTAACCACAAATGCGTATCATAATTTATTTTATAACGCTAATGGATTGGTCGGCGGTATCACTACAAACGGATCAGCAACGACTTACGCTACCTCATCAGACCAACGCCTCAAGGAAAACATTGCAGACGCTGATGACTCTGGTAGCAAAGTAGATGCTATCCAAGTACGCAAGTTCGACTGGAAAGCTGACGGCTCTCATCAAGACTACGGCATGGTTGCTCAAGAGCTACTTGAGGTTGCACCAGAAGCTGTATCAGCACCAGAAGACCCTGAAGAAATGATGGGCGTTGACTACAGCAAGCTAGTCCCAATGATGCTTAAAGAAATACAAAGCCTACGCGCACGAGTCGCACAACTAGAATCTTAACAGGAGAAACAACATGGCAACATTTAACTGGGTCATTTCGACCACCGAATACGATCTTCAACCCGCCGATATGGATGGGGCAATTATCGTCGCTCACTGGCGCTGTAACGCTACGCAAACAGAAGGCGAAGGCGATGCCGCTGTAACTTACTCAGCTTCTAGCTACGGTACTGCTGGCTTTAGTCCTGATCCTTCTAGCCCCGATTACACGCCTTATGCAGACGTTACTGAACAACAGTGCCTTGATTGGGTATGGGCTGGCGGTGTTGATAAAGACGCTACCGAAACAAGTTTGCAAGCTAATATCGACGGGCAGATCAACCCTGTAACGGCTTCAGGTACGCCTTGGGCATAATTTAACTTTAACTTAACTGGAGACTTATAATGGCGAAAAATGAAAATAAAACCATTACTGTTAATGACGTAGAGCACAACATTGAAGACCTGAGCGAGCAGCAGGTAGCCATGGTAAACCACATAGCGGACCTGGATAAGAAGCTGGGTAATTTGCGGTTTAATATGGATCAGCTGCAGGTAGGCCGCGAGGCTTTTGTAAACATGTTGACAAGCTCTTTTGATGATGAAGAGGCGGCTGAATCGTCTCACTAGGAGGCAGGCATGTCAGATGATAAAGGGATCACTATCCCAACTTATATGCTCCCCTTGGTAATTTCTCTTTTTGTCGGGGCCGTGTCTTATGGCGCAGCCCAGGCAAATGCTGAGACCACCAAGAAGGAGCTTGATCGAGTGGAGAAAATTGTTGTCGAGACCAACAAAAAAGCTGTTGAGAACGGCACATCCACAAAATTGAATGAGCAGGCAATCAAGAGCATTGCCAAGAGTCTGACGGACATGCAGGAGACAGCTAAGGCCAGTGATGCAAAACTTCAAACGCTGGTGGAGCTGCTTATCGCACAAAACCAGAAGTAAAGGCTTGCGACCTGGCAACCTTTAATCTTCTTGGCGGAGTACACGATACCACCGAGCGGAAGCTGCGAGCCATACATTGGTTTAGGTACAATATAGGAAAATGCAGCCCCAGTAGGTCGGTCTATATTTACAATAGACTAGCTGTAACGCTCGGAGTTTCTTTAGACGTAGAGACTCGCGCCTGGTCAAACAGGATATGGGAATCGGAGGACCAAGATTCTTATGTGATGGAGTTCACCGGCTTTTTTTGCGTCAGTGACCCGAAAAAGACAGTATGCTATCCTGATATCTTTGTGACAGAAGGGATAGACATTTCCACCATCAAGTTTGATGAAGAGGAAGAAGAACGGGGCAGGATAGGCATTCCCGCCCAGAGACCACTAGACTAACTTTAAATTATAAATTATGGCCACAGTAAAAGAGACAATCGCCCGATTAGAAAAGCATGAGGCTGAGTGCCTA